CATTATAAAGTGCAAAGATGAGCTTCATTTGAAAAATGGGTGCATTTGGAACGCAACGACTTATCCGCTATTTTTCATCGTGGCTCTATCAATCACCCAACAACCCGATTCGTATCATCCCGCATTCAATGACACAAACTTTGTGATCACGGAATCATCAGGTGGTATCTACACGAAAGACAATTTCAAGTTTATTGCAAATGTCAAAGTGGCAACGACATCAATTGCAAAACTAAAAGCACCCATCTACTTTGGAAGTACAAACAAAGGCGTGTTCAACATTGGTCGCATAATGGAAAGTTATGTCAGCAACAACTGGTCGTTCACGGATACATCTCCAAGCGGTTGCGTGGATTCCTTCTCGGATTACGAGGTGGAGTTCGGGTATGAGTATTCACCATCAGCAACGGGAACAATCACGGAGTATCTTGACTTGACTTCCGCAACTGGAACTGTTTGGAATGCTGCCTTGAATCCGTTTGATTTGGTCACTTACGCACAAGCTCAATATCTTGCCACATCATCATCAGCAAAGTTCTTGACAAATGTCAGAACGAGATACATCCATCGCACTCAAAAGGATTGGTTGTATGCTTTGAAAGGTGATGCCACAAGCGTTGTAATTACCTACTCCGATGCAAGTACCCAAACATTTACATTGCCTTCGTCTAAGGTCGTTAGAATACCCGTAGGAAGCCAATTGACAATACCCGGTGGTGCGACCTTCTTTGATGTCGTGTTGAAACTCGGTGGAACTGCCAAGTCAGAAACCTATCGCATCAACATAAAAGACGAGTGCAGTAAATACGAAACAACGGACATCTTCTTTATGAACCGATTGGGAGGATTTGATTCCTTCCGTTTCAATATGGTTCGCAGAGATACATTCGAGGTGGAGAGAAAGCAATTCCAATCCAATCCGTACTCACTCGGTGCGACATACGGTTATGCCACAAGTGTTCGCACTCGTTCCAACTATCATACAAAGGCAAGTCAAAAAATCAAGTTAAATTCCAATTGGATTGATGACACCGAATCTGCTTGGTTAAAAGACCTGATTGAATCACCAGTTGTCTATATGTATGACGGCACTTTGTATGCAGTCAACATTGACAATGCAACCTACGAGCAAAAGAAGGGTGTTCAAGATAAGATGTTCAACCTTGAACTTGACATCACATTGTCGTTTGCTGACAAATCTCAACGCTTATGATTCAGTTATATGTTGGGATTCCTTCTTCGTATTTAGAGCAAATAGAAGCAGCGTTTGTTGGTCGAACCAATGATGCGTTTGTGGAAGGAACGGATTGTCGGATTGAAAAACTTGAAGCACTTGGTGGAACTTTTGTCAATCGCAGATTGGATTTGTATGACAACTTTGATCTTCTTATTACCAAGTCAATCGCAGACATCAAGTCACCTGAATCAAGGTCAAGCGAATACACAAAGACAGTTCTTATTCCTGGTACTGCTGCCAACAACAAGTTGTTTGGTCACATCTTTGAGATTGAGCAAAACATTCAAGGATCAACGCAGTTTGCACCCGACTTCAATCCGAACAAGAAAGCGGATGTGGTGGTGTTGCTTGACGAGGTTGAGCAGTTGCGTGGATTCATCAGGTTGATTCAAATCAATGTGCTGGATTCAACGGACATCCAATACGAATGTTCACTACACGGACAAACGGCTGATCTATTCACGACCATCGCAGACCGCAAATTGAATGTCTTGTCGTTCCCTGAATACAATCACACATTGTCAAGTGGCAATATCATTGATTCGTGGGATACTCAGATTGTAAAGAACGGAAGTCCACAAGCATTTGCCTATGGAAGTGGGTATGTTTATGCGATGATTGATAGAGGATATTCAGGATTGAGGAACATCACCCAATGGGAAGCAGCGTGGTTCACTCCGTGTTTGTATGCCAAAACGATTGTTGATAAGATATTCACAAATGCCGGGTATTCGTACACAAACGATTCTTTCTTCAATAGTGACCGATTCAAAAGGTTAATTGTCCCACCACCAAACGGATTGACGGGAAACTCTACATTGTTGACACAACGATTGTTTAAGGCATCAAGAGCAACATCAAGTCAGAGCTTAGATTTGGGAACTACCTTAATCTTCAACAACGATTCAACGGGTGGCAACTTTGACAATGGTGCAAATTACAATCCCACAACTGGTCAATACACCGCACCAATTGGTGGAGCATACAATTTCTTGATTGAATTTGGGATGCAGTTTGCCGTGACCGGTTATTCACCACTCAATCCACCCGATGTGTTTGGGATGTTTGGGTTGTATGTGAACGGAGTTTTGAAGTCAACTGCAACGATCAACATTGATGCAGCCAATCAGCCATCGTCGGAATATATTTACCTAACATCGCCAAGCGTTGCAACGGGTGATTTGATTGACATCAGATTGGTTCAGATTTATGATCAATCCAATGCCAAGAACTTGACAAACGCCTTCTTCAGTTTGGAGATGGGCATCGGCTCGTTTATGGAGAACAACCAAAACGCTTTCAACTTTGCATACAACGAAACGGTTGAATTCTCTATATTCTTAAACTCCGAAGTCAAGCAAAGCGAGATGCTGATGTCGTTCGTCAAGATGTTCAACTTGTACATTGAACCAACCCAAGACCAACCAAAGGTTCTCAGGATTGTTCCCCGTGATGATTTCTACAATGGGGTGAATGTGGATTGGACAAAGAAGTTGGACTACTCACAACCCGTTGAGATTATTCCGATGGGTGATCTTGATGCAAACCCTTATGTGTTCAGTTACAAAGAAGGAGCAGATGAATCAAACAAAGAATATCAGGAGAACTATCAATCCACATACGGATCACGAACCTACAAAGTTGACAATGACTTTGTAAAGACCGAGAAGAAGATTGACATCATTTTCTCGCCTACTCAGATCAAGAACTACGACAACGGACAAACCAACTTTGTTTTGAGTTATGTTGAAGCTCAGAAGGATGGCGATTTGCGGATTTTGTATTATGGTGGAACGCAGAACAATGTATCTTGGAGATTTTATGCACCATTCTACGGAGTTGGCAATTTCCCGTATGTGGTACAACGCAAACTCCCGTTGACCATCCACTATGACAACATCGCCAATCCGACCTTTGACATACTATTTGGTATGCCCAAAGAACTCGGTGTTGGTGCTGGTTACAAATACGGCAATTCAAACCTTGTCACAAACTACTATTATCGTTTCCTGACCGAGATCACCAATAAGAATTCCAAGATTGCACGAGCTTATTTCAGAATCACCCCATTGGATTGGTTCAACTTACGGTTCAACAACTTGTACTTCTTTGAAGGTCAGTATTGGAGATTAAACAAGGTCAGCGATTACAATCCAATTGAAGAAGGCGTTTATGAATGTGAGTTCCTTCTTGCTCAGTTTATCCCACCGGCAACCATCACAAACAAGAAGATTGGTGCGGGAACGGGGCAAGGACAAGAAACGGAAGATTATGGAGATATCTATCCGGGTGGAAGCAATCCAATCAGACCGGGTATTCGTGGGGCAAATGTTGGCGGAAGCACGGGAAGTGGCGGTGGTGTGTTTACTGGATACGATATTGTGCAATCTTCGGATGGTGCAAACAATTCAGGTCTTGGATTGAGGCGAGTGAATTATTCAATGGGTGCTGAGGGGAGTGTTGCGTTGGTCTGCACGGACTTTGAAGTCACCAAACCTGATACACTCTATGTCGGCAACTTTGAGATGTATCCAGCATTTTTGAGTGGTGGTTCGGTTCAAACAGTAACGGCAAACACAACGGCAACAAAAGACGATAGATTGTTTTTGGTTGATACCACAAGTGGAAACAAGACAATCACCTTGCCTGATCCAACGGGTTTAAGCGGGAAACAATTTGTAGTGAAAAAATTAACTTCCGCACATACCATCACCGTCGATACAACTGGAACGGCAAAGATTGACGGTGCGGATACACATTCAATCAATCAACATTGGGCATCACACATCTTTGAAACGGATGGCGTGGATTACTTTATAATAGCAGAAAAATAATGGCACTAAACGCAACGATTGACTTAACCGTCAAAAAACCTGACTTCAAATCAATGAAGTCCGAAATAAGAGAACTGACAGTCGCAGCTCAACAAGCGGTGATGCAGTTTGGTGAGTTCTCACCTGAAGCCGTGAGAGCAGAACAAGCACTTGCCGGTGCGAGGGATAGGATGGATGACTTCAATGATCGTGTGAAAGCGGTGAATCCCGACAAGTTTGCAAAGTTGAACACGGTTGTGATGGGGGTTGCAAATGGATTCCAAGCAGCACAAGGTGCAATGGCGTTGTTCGGAAACGAATCAAAGGACTTCGAGAAGACAATGATCAAGTTGCAAGGTGCAATGGCATTGACACAAGGTCTTGAAGGATTGGGAAAGGTTCAGCAACAATTCACCGCAATCTTTACGGACATTGCAAGTGGTGCGAAGAAAGCATTTGCAGCAATTAGAGCGGGTATCGGTTCAACTGGTATCGGATTAATTGTGGTTGCACTTGGTTCAATAGTCGCTTATTGGGATGAAATCAAGACGGCAATTATGGGCGTTTCAGAAGAAACAAAGAAAGCCAAAGTTGAGCAAGACAAATACAACCAAAGTATTCGTGATTTGAATCGTGAAAGAGAATTGTTGTTGTATGGAGAATTGGCATCAAAGAAATCTGAATTGGCTGAGATTGAAGCAAAGCAAAATCAAATTGGTGAAGATTATATCAAAATACAACAAAGATTAAAAATCATTGCACAAAGTAGGGCATTGGCAGGAGTAGAACACGGGAAAGCAGAAGAAGCACAATTGCGACTTACACTTCAAGCCAATACATTAAAAAGCGAACAACTTGTCAATGATGAAATCAGAACTCGCCAAGCAATAAGAAGAATTGAAGAGAACGATGCTGCAAAGAAACTTGCAGATGCAGAAAAAGCAAAGCAACAAAGGAAGACCGCACAAGCCGAAGAGGATGCACGATTGAAGGCGATTCAAGATGGGAAAGATTTGGTCAATGCACAAAACAAAAAACACGAGGAGGATTTATTCAAAGAATTAAATACAATCAGGGGTGCTGGATTATTCAAACAAGGTGAGCAATTAAAGACATACACCGATGAAGAATATATATTGTTGGCAGCAGCAGCAGCGAGAAGAAAAGCATTGGAAGAAAAAACCAAAGCCGATACAATTTTAACTGAGCAACAAATCAGCGATGCAAAACTTTCAATTGCACAAAGCACAGTTGAAGGATTGACGGCACTTAATGTGATATTAACTGCGGAAGACCAAAAGCGTCAAAACATCCAAAAGGCAATCGCATTGGTAGAGATTGGAATTGATACTGCAATTGCCGTGAGTTCGTTGAACGCTGAATCCGCAAAGGCATCAGCAAAAGTGGCTGGTGTACTCGGCCCGGCAACCCCGATATTCACCGCAGCATACTACGCACAAGGGATTGTTCGCATCTTGGCGAATGTAGCAAAAGCAAAGCAAGTTCTATCAGGTGGCAAAGCATCAGGTGGTGGAGGTGGAGGAGCAATGGGTATTAATGCACCGGCAATGTCAGCGCCAAATATCAGCTCATCACTTCCAACAGTAAGCGGATTTGATACCAAAGTTTTTGTGACTGAAGGTGACATCCGCAGAACAACCGATCGTGTGGATACTACGAGAAAAGTGTCCGTTGTCAAATAGTGCTATTTAAGAAAGATGAAGTTACCAGTATACCGATTAGACATCAACGAGTTTGACGAGGAAACGGGCATTGAGTTCGTTTCTTTGGTAGAAACTCCAGCCATACAAAAGGACTTTCTTGCATTTGAAGAACAGTTTGTTGAACCGAATCCAAATGAAAGTGAAGAAGAGTTCGTTCAAAGATGTATCCCAATTTTAATTGGCGAAGGCAAGGATAGTGAACAAGCCGTTGCGATATGTTATTCAATGTATCAGTCAAAGTTTGAGAGTTACACGGATTATCCTGAAGGTGCGAAAGCAAATGCCGAAAGAGGTATCCGCTTGAACGAAGAGAACGGCAACAAGTGTGCAACTCAAGTCGGCAAGGTGCGAGGTCAACAATTGGCACAAGGTGAACCAATCAGCGATGAAACGGTTCAACGGATTTATTCATACCTATCACGAGCCAAAGAATACTACAATCCCGATGATGACACCGCTTGTGGGACTATCTCTTATTTGTTGTGGGGTGGTGAAGAGATGTTGAGTTGGACTGAACGCAAATTGTCAGCGAGTAAATTTGCAATCCAAGACGAGGAGAAACGAATCGTTACTGGGGCAGCGATGATTGCTGATCTACCAATCTACCGAAGGGATGATGTTCGTGGTGAATACTATGTGGTATTCGACAAGGAAAGCATCTTCAAGATTGCAAAGAAGTGGGCAAGAGGGAACAAGTATGATGCGGTGAACACTCACCACAAAACACCCATCGCAGATGGCGTGAGCTTGTTTGAATCATACATCATTGATCGTGAACGGGGCGTGATGCCACCAAAGGGATTTGAAGAAGTTGCCGATGGTTCTTGGTTTGTTTCATACTTGATTGACAACGAAGAAGTGTGGGCAAAAGTCAAGTCAGGCGAGTTCAAAGGATTCTCAGTTGAGGGTGTTTTTGACTTTCCCGTTGATGCTGATGAACAACTCCTTGAGCAAATGAAATCAATCCTTTCCCAATGGAATGGCAAATGAAATCAATCCTTTCCCAATGGAATGGCAAGTAAAATTGCAACACTTACAACTAAAAACTAATTAATATACAAATGAACGCAAAAGAAACATTGAAGGAAATCCGCACAATGCTTGGATTCTCTGACGAAGAAATCAAAGTCGAGATGGCAACCGCCACATTGACTGATGGTACTGTAATCACTTACGAAGGTGAATTGGCAATCGGAACTGCCATCTTCGTTCAAACTGCTGAAGGTGACATTCCAGCACCTGATGCAACTCACGAGGTTGAAGGTGGATTGTTGGTGACAACCGTTGGTGGAATGGTTACTGAAATCGTTGAACCTGAAATCGAAGTTGAAGTAGAAGCCGAAGAGTTCGCAACCGTATCTGCATTCAACGAAGTAGTTGCCAAAATGGAAACTGCAATCGCTGAATTGACTGCTAAGGTGGAAACATTGACTGCATCAAACAACACACACAAAGAAGCAATGAGCAAAGCAATCGACTTGATCGAGAAAGTTGCTGACTTGCCTTCAGATGAACCCACAAAAACTCCCGTTTCAAACAAGAAGAATGATCAGTTTGAAGCATTGAAAAGATTAAAAAACTCACTAAATAAATAAACTAAAACTATGGCATTTTCAGTCGGATCTCTCGTTAATTACAACAACGAACAATCAACAGATTTGTTGGTTAAAGCATTGTTCAGCGGCAAAACTGCTGCTGCGATGTACGCTGCTAACCAAGTGCAAGTAGGTGTTAAATCATCTGCTGCCTTGAACATCATCGCTTCAACTGTATTCTTTCAAGCCGATGGCTGCGGATACAATCCAAGTGGTACAACTACCTTCACACAAAGAAACATCACCGTTGGTGCTGTGAAAGTTGAAGAAACTCTTTGTCCTAAAACTTTGGAAGCAAAGTGGATGCAAACACAAATTATGCCCGGATCACCAACAATGATTCCTTTCGAGGAGCAGATTGGAAACGAGAAGGTAGCCGTGATTGCACAAACTTTGGAAACTGCTCTTTGGCAGGGTGATACTGCAAGTGGTAATCCTAACTTAAACCGTTTTGATGGTTTGAGCAAAATCATCGCTGCTGCATCTCCAACATTGGCAAACGCTGCCCCAACAACTTTCACAACCGTGACTGCTGCAAACATTGATGACATCTTGGATCAAATCTATGCAAACATTCCAGCCGCCGTTGCAACCAAAACTGACTTAGTTTGTTTCTTGGGTGTTGATGCTTACAAGTTGATGTTGGTTAATTTGAAGAACGCCAATTTGTTTCACTATGTAGCCGATGCTGCAACTGAAATGGAAATGGTGTATCCTGGAACTAATATGAAGTTGATCGCCGTTGGTGGTTTGAACGGAACAAACAAATTGTTTGCTGGTTCTTTGTCTAACTTCTTCTTAGGAACTGACCTTGCAAACGAAGAGGAAATCGCAAAACTTTGGTACTCTGAAGATTCTGACGAAGTTCGTTTCCGTTTGACTTTCAAGTATGGTGTGCAGGTTGCATTCCCATCTGAAGTTGTTTATTTCACCCTTTAATCTGAGATAGGATGCCTTGTTTATTAACATCAGGATTTACCCTTGATTGCAAAGAAGCAATCGGTGGTATCAAAAGCATCCACCTAATCAGTTGGACTGCATCAAAGTTTACCGTTGCTAGTGGTATAGTTACTGCAACAACTGTTGTAAGCGGTGATGTATACACTTACGAGCTACCGAAAGCAACCGGATCAATGACAAACACTACAAATGTTTCTATTGAGAACGGCACATCTTTCAACCAAGCAGACATTGCGTTCAAACTTCGCAGATTGTCAACAACCAAACGCAACGAGATGAAACTTCTTGCACAAGGTCGTTGCTATGCAATCGTGAAAACGAACAACGATGAGTATTGGTTGGCTGGTAAGGACTTGGGTTGTGATGTGACTGCAATGGTCAGCAACACGGGTACTGCAATGGGTGATTCTACTGGATACGAAGTAACTCTATCTGCAATCGAAGCCGAAGCACCTTGCATCTTGCAAAGTTCGGTGGTAACTACATTGGGAATTTAAGTACGCTTGATTCATAGAGAAAGGGGGTGGGCATTTGCTCACCCTTTTTTGTTACATAAAACCCAACTCGCTATTTTGTATTGATGTTGGTAATTAATAAACTGCAAACGAAATTTTGGTATTTGACTTTGACGGAGAAAGCAAGTGCAGCATCGTATGTATTCACCTTCACTCACCGACAAACGGAAACAGTTGTGACAACCACATTGACCGATGTCAGCACACAAACTGAGAGATACAACAAATTCCAATTCATTGAAGGCACAACTGCAACACTCTTGGAAGGCGAACACGAATATAGTGTAAGCACCAGCGGTGGAACACTTTGTGAAATCGGCATCCTAAAAGTAGAAACCACATCAAGCGTGACACAATACACTCCAACTTTAATAGAAAAAATACACACAATATGAGCAACTCAACAAGCATTTTGGCTGGTGGCGATGGATTCAAATATCACGGCACGGGTACAGTTACATCAGTAGGTTATGCAGCACTTGTAGTCCAAGAAGACACGGTGTTCACTTCATTCTCAGTAGACGGAACAAATGTTCTTTCAGCTCGTGGATTGAGTGGAATCACACTTCAGCAAGGAGCGTATCTACCATCAGGTGGAGCATCAAAAATCACCGGATTCATTATCTCTTCAGGATCAGTAATCGGCTACTAAAATGATAGGCATCGGAATTGGCACTCGAAATCGTCTATACAAAGGTCAAGCGTGGGACATCGTACAAGGTTACAAATCACGCATCACAACTGACGGAGGGTACTATGAAGGTATCTCTTGCTTACTTAATAAATTAAACAACTTATGAGCAATCTACTAAGTCAGGCATCACTCGTGATGATTCCGAGTGGCTACAAAGAAGATGTTGTTTACTCACCAATTCCCACAAACGGCAATGGTGATTTATCATTTACTCGAGCATCCAACGGAACACGAGTAAATAGTGCGGGGTTGGTGGAGGTTGTGTCGTGGAATATGGCGGGTTATTCGGAGGATTTTAGCAACGCGTATTGGACAAAAAACAATATTCCCGTGATGGCATATAATGTTGCTACTGCACCGAATGGAACAATGACTGCGGATTCGATAAAATCAGATTCATCAAGTGTTTATCAATCAGTTTCAGCAACTACAATTACAGTTGCACCAAATAGCACAGTTACTTTGTCAATCTATATTAAAAAAGAAACAAGTAAAACATATTTTACGGGTAGTTATTTATATTTTACGGGTGGAACTACAAAATTAACTTATGTTTTATTTGATGAAGTTAATGGCAGTATAAACATTATTGCACCCGACGAAGTTTCAATGGTTACAAGTGTTGAAAGCGTTGGTAATTGGTGGAGATTTATTGTAACGGGAACTGATACGGGAAATAATACTAATTTAGATTTTGCATTTTATGGAACTTTATCACAAAATGGGACATCGCTAAATCCTGGCATTGGTTCTGTTCGTACGATTTGGGGCGCACAAGTTAACATCGGCTCAACCGCCAAACCCTATTTCCCCACTACCGACCGCTTAAATGTTCCACGATTAACTTATCAAAATGGCGGGGGCGGGTGTCCGAGTTTGTTGTTGGAGAAGCAGTCGACGAATTTGGCGTTGTATAGTGAGCAATTTAGTAATGCGGTTTGGACTCAATTCCAAGGCGGCACAATAACCGCAAATAGTATAATTTCGCCCGATGGTACTCAAAATGCCGACACCTTAACCGTTGCATCAGGTCAAGCATTTAGCGGAGTTTATCAAACTATTAGCGGTTCAAGTGATGTTTACACTATTTCTATTTTTGCAAAATACAATACAAAAAGATGGTTATTCTTATTTGATGCGTCAGCAAGTGGGCAAGGGTGGTTTGATTTGCAAAATGGAGTTCTTGGTACAATTCCGAGTGGATACACTGGAAGCATTGAAAATTTTGGCAATGGATGGTTTAGGTGTATTTTCAAGAAAAACACTGCGGTTACACCCGCATTTTTTCAAATTGGACTAGTGGACGCCGATGGTTTTTCAGCACCTACATCAAATGGTAGTTCATATATTTACGGCGCACAACTCGAAGCATCATCATACCCCACATCCTACATCCCAACCACATCAGCAAGTGCAACAAGGGTGGCGGATGGCCCAGTAAATTTAAGTACAACGCAAACACTTACCAATTTTACTTTGTTTTTGGATGGTTTGATTTTTGAGAATGGTCAAAATATGTTTTTCGGAAGTGGAAATTCAGCGTGGTATATT